ACTCTTCTGGTAATCAGATGAGAGCCTTGTGCCATTATCTGGCTAACGATGAGTTCACTAACGAAGTAATTAACGGAGATGTACATCAGCGCAATGCTGACATCCTTGGATGTGCTCGGGCTACAGCTAAGCCATTTTTGTATGCTTTTCTCTTCGGGGGAGGAGGTGGTAAACTATCTCTAATACTGAAGGGCGAGAGGGATCCTAAGTACGGTAATCAAATGAAGAAGATTTTCATTGAGAATACCCCCGGTCTTGGGAGCCTCAATAATCGTGTCCAGAAGGCCCTAGAACAGACCTCTAGGAGAGATTCGAAGATGGGGTATATCCCCGCTATAGATGGCAGGAAAATATACACAGAGAGCGCTCACAAAGCCCTCAACTATCTTCTACAATCCTTTGAGGCTGTTACGTGTAAAGCAGCAATTGCTTACATGACAGCTAAGTTCAAGGAAGAGAATCTTGATGTTAAACCTCTGGTATTCTACCATGACGAAGTTCAGTTAGATGTAGCAGAAGAGGATGCTGAACGGGTAGCTGAGATTGCTGCAGAAGCTTTCAAAGAAGCCCCTAAGGTATTTGGCGTTAACATTATGGATGGTGAAGCTAAGATTGGGAGAACGTGGTATGACACGCACTGATTGTCCTGTCGATAAGCCTCCGATACCTATGTACTTAATGTGCTCTTATGCCTATTATAGGTTGGATGAGTCTCTTATTCCAGATCATCAGTTTGATGCGCTGGCTAAGTGGATACTTGATAACTATGATAGCATAGAGCACCCCCATAAAGAACTTGTTACTAAAGACGATTTAAAAGCGGGTACATATTTAGGTGTGTACCCCGATATTGTTGTAGTAGCAACTTTGATGTACCGAGATCAAATTCTTGGTAACAAACCAATAGAAGGAAATTAAAATGAATAAGACTTACTACCGCTATGCTTCTTACGCAACTCCCTCTGCTACATGGACTTACGATTCAGTAGAGCAAATTGTGACCCTATTCTGGAAGTCTAACGCTAATAAGATTCGCTATCGTCAAGGTAGCAAACACTTTACTGAGCACCGAGATCGCATCTTGGCTCGCTCTAACAACTACGGAATCAAGTAATATGATTTGCCTAATAGACGGAGATGTTATCGCGTATATCGCCGCTTACGATAACACCGAAGAAGAAGCTCAGGCTAAACTCGATGCTTTAATTACCGACATAACTGACTGTGTCTTTGCAGATGATACAAGGATTGCAGTTAAAGGTGAAGGTAATTTTCGCAATGACTTCTATGACCAATATAAGGCTCATCGTCACAGCGATGATGAGTACCGAGCGTTCATTAATCGATTGAGAGACTACATGGTGCAATGCCATGATGCAGAGGAAGCACACGGACAAGAGGCAGATGACCTTCTTGCTCAATGGGCTCAAGAATGCATGGATAGCAACACAGAGTATGCTATCGCCTCTATCGATAAAGACCTACTAACAATTCCCGGAGTTCACTTCAACATTCGTAAGGGTTTAATAACCCATGTTGATGATGATCATGCAGATTACCTGCTTAACAAGCAGTTACTTATGGGTGATCGTGCAGATAATATTCCCGGTCTTCCCGGCATTGGCGATAAGCGTGCTGAGAAGATTCTTGACGGTGTCCCTTATGGGAAGCGTAGAGATGCAGTTAAACGTGCTTACAAAGATGAGTACGGTTCTGCGTGGAAGAAGGAATTGCAACTAACAGGTGACTTGATCTACATTAGGAGATTCAAGGATGAGCGTTTCAAAGTCTAAGAAGAATAAAAACAATGCACTTGATAACGGACACTGGGAGTATCACGAGTTGATGCGCCCAGACCTCTACTTTGGCTTTGTATACCTTATATGGTGTACAAAGACCAATATGAAGTACATTGGACGTAAGCAGTATAAACATGCGGGAAAGAAAAGCAGTAGAAACTATGGTAAAGAAACTAATTGGAGAACCTATGCAGGATCTTCAACACACTTAGCAGAACACATCAAGACACACGACCTTAAACACGTCAGGTTTATATGTCTTGGTGAGTACTCTTGCAGAGGTGATTTAGTTTATGCTGAAGTAGAAGAGCAGGTAAAGCGAGATGTTCTCAGAGCTAGATTTGAGAATGGAAAGCGCCGCTACTACAATGGCCAGATAGCCGCTATTAAATTTATTCCCCCTAACAAAATCTCTAATATTAATCCGAACATACCCGAGGAGGCGAGAGTGTGAATAAAGTAGATTCTCATATTGTTGCGAGAAACCAAGCCTGTGTTAACGAAGATTGCGGATCATCTGACGCAATGCAAGTATATTCTGATGGTCATGGATTCTGTTTCTCCTGCGAGAGCTACTTTAAACCTAGCGAGCTATCTGAGGAGGATAGTAACATCATTGACTTTACCACAAGGAGTAATAATGCGCCGAGCAACTTCCAACGAATTAATGCGATTGTCCCAGCGGAAGGCAGAGACAGAGGCTTCAGAGAAAGACATATTACGAAGCAAGTCACTGCATTCTTTGGCGTTAAATCCATTGAGCAATCACCGGGAGGAAAAATCCTTGAGCATTGGTACCCTTACTACGACTCAGATGGAGAAGTAGCATGTTATAAGGTAAGGAAGCTACCTAAAGACTTCCGTTCAGAACCTTCAGGCGTAACGCCACCAGAGCTATTCGGTCAAAGGTTATTCCCTGCAAAGGGTAAACGAATAATTATTACCGAGGGCGAGCTAGACGCATTAGCGGTAGCCCAAGCTTCATATGATGAGTATGGCAGGTTCTATCCTGTAGTGTCTTTACCAGCTGGTGCTGGATCAGCTAAGAAGACACTCAGTACACACATTAAATATCTACGGTCTTTTGACGAGGTAGTAATCTGTTTTGATCAGGACGAGCAGGGCCAAAAGGCTACAGACGTTGCTTGTAAAGTGATTGGAGCGGATAAAGTAAAGATTGCTAATCTACCTGAGAAAGACGCCTGTGATGTCCTTGTTAATCATGGTTATAAAACACTTATGAGAGCTATCTGGGATGCTGAAGAATGGCAACCCGCCTCTATTGTTAGCGTTGAAGAGCTATGGGAGTCTCTGGAGAGTTACTCTGAGGTTGAGTCTATATCATACCCTCCCTGTCTTCAAGGCCTTAACGATAAGTCTAAAGGTATGCGCAGAGGTGAGATTACTCTATTTACCTCAGGTACAGGTAGCGGTAAGTCAACCATGATGAGAGAGATTATGTTTCATCTCTTAAACTCTACTGAAGATTCTAAGATAGGTATTGTATCTTTAGAGGAATCACCAGCGGAGACTGCAAGAAGATTAGCAGGATTAGCAATAAACAAGAATCCAGCAAAAGATGAGATACCTCTTGAAGAGCTTAAAGTTGGCTTTGATAGGGTATTTGGTAGCGGAAGAGTTGTTATATTAAACCATGAAGATTGTCAACTAGGCTCTGAGATTCTGGATAACCTAGAATGGATGGCTTTATCTGGTTGCACACATCTGTTCTTAGACCACATTACTCTGCTTACATCAGAGGGTTTTGATGGCTTACAAGGAAACGAGGCTCAAGACAAGGCTATGAATACGCTCAGCCGAATGGTTAAACGTAGGAATGTCTGGTTAGGCCTTGTATCTCATCTACGTAAGATGGGAGAGTCTGGTAAGTCGTTTGAGGATGGTGTGCTTGCAAGTCTTGATGATATCAGGGGTTCAGGCTCTATTAAACAAATATCTTACGATATATTTGCATTTGCTAGAAATCTTAATGCAGAGTCGTCAGATACTCGGAACACTATTAAGCTAGCCGTTTTAAAGTGTCGATATACTGGTCTTACAGGTCCTGCTGGTAAAGCAGTTTATGACTACCATACAGGTAGATTAAACTACTCAGGAGCTAAAGACTCTCTCAGCGTAGTAGAGACAGAAGAAGATGAGCTTATAGTAGACATCTAAGGAAGTAGTATGAAAGAAGCAATTAATATCTCTGATGAAGAGTTTGAGGTAATAAGAGAGGAAGTGAAAGCCTTTCTTAGCAGAGATAATCTACAAACCCATTTTGTTAAAAGACCCTGCAAGTATTCAGCTTGTATGGAAACTCACCGCTTAGTCAAGAGAAAATCTACTAAGCAAATGTCTTACGGGAGGTATGATGTAAGAGAGAACATTGTAGTGATGATAAGTGAAAACTTAGCTGAACCTGCATTGCGCTCTGATGCCTTCAGATATTGGTTAGGGCATGAGCTAGCAGCTTACAAAAGAGAGCTTGAAGGTGTTTCTACTACTCCCCCCGGAGCGGAAAATAACGAAGACTTCGAACACATGTTTGCAGCTATGCTAGGCTCAGGCCATAATGATAAAGAGGTATCTCGTGGTACTACAGACAAAGAATATGCTGTAGGTGATTGGTGCAAAGCTAATCTAACCAAAGAGATCTCTGGCGTTAGTCTTAAGGTTTCTCCTGTTACTCTTAATAAGGACGAGATTTACTCTATCTATGTAGGGTTAACTCAAGTTCAGATTATTGTACAGGAAGAAGCGGAGGCGCAGAATACTCCACCTAAGTCTATCAACTATGGCAAGGGATTACGTGTAAGCCCTAACACTAGGAGAAGTAGCAGAAACAGTGAGATTGCTTTTGCAGAGGAGTTAGTTAACACTAAGCCTACTGCAGGGGTGTTTATAGATAGAGTTAAGGCTATTCTGGCTAAACCCAAGCTAGAGCAACCTAATGCAATTACCTGTTTGTTTCATGGTGCTCCCGGCACATCTAAGACAGCTTTGGCAGAGCACATGGCTGCAGAGCTTAACCTGAAGCTAATTAAAAGATCCTACGCAGATATACAAGATAAGTATATTGGTGAAGGTGAAAAGAAATTAGCGCAGGTATTTAGAGAAGCTCAGGGTGCTAGAAGCATACTTCTTTTAGACGAGATTGACTCACTGGCTAGGAATAGAGCAACTACTAATAAAGAGTACAGTAGAACAATGACTAACCAACTTCTTACAAGTCTAGACGAGTTTGAGGGTATTGTTATCTGTACTACTAACTTTATTAAGTCTCTTGACCCAGCTGTTATAAGACGGTTCTATCTTAAGATGGAATTTTCATTCTTAACGCATGAACAGCAAAAGATTGCGTTTAAGAAGTTCTTCAAGAGTCGGTTCAGGAATAAGCATATTCCTTATATTGAGTTGTTAACCACTGGTGACTTCAAGGTTGTTAAAGAGAGATCTTTATATGAACCTTCGTTACCTGACTTTGATCGAGTAATTGAGATGCTCAGAGATGAGGTTAAGCTTAAGATTGAGACTACACCTGAACTTAAAGAGTTAACTAAGAGATCGATAGGATTCAAATAATGAATTACTTTGACTTAGATGATGATGTCGATGCTTGTGCAGAAAGCCATTGTGATAAACATGTGGTTAAAATGATTCTAGAATACGCTCAGTTATTGAGCACTGCACATCATGTCTTCAATAGCCCCCGTAAGGATAAGGTATACAAGAAGACTCATGTCAATCATCCAACAGCAGTGTGGGTTCGAGCTAGTATCGATAACTATAAACGCGTCTACGAAGTTATGATGGCTTTAGGTCGCGTGTATACTAAGCGGTATGGCAAAACTCACTTAACTATAACTAAGATGGGGGAGCTACTCTCAGTTCCTCCTGAAGGTATTCCACACATAGGACCTACTAACGTCCCGCAGTGTATGCCTGATGAATGTAAGAGAGAAACCAGTAGGCAGGCTTACCTTGTCTATTACAATCACAAAGCCGATGAATGGGCGGCTAAAGGCTCACCTATGAAATGGCATGGACAAACAAAGGAGTAAGTATGGAAACGGTCCTAGATTGGAATGTTACGTACATGGACTTTGCAAGGACTGTTGCTAAGCACAGCAAAGCTAACAAAGAGAAAGTTGGTTGTGTTGTAGTAAAAGACAATCAAGTTATCTCTAGCGGCTATAATGGCACTCCTCATGGATATGATAATACTTGTGAGGATGACATTGAGGGCCACTTAATTACTAGATCTGAAGTAATACATGCTGAGATTAACGCTTTAGCAAAAGTTGCTAAGTCTACGATGAGTAGTGTTGGTGCTTCTCTGTACGTAACTAAGCCTCCTTGCTTTGAATGTGCAAAGATGATTATTGCCTCTGGTATTTCTCTGGTTGTATTTGACGGTAATTACGAAGATTGGGAGAGAGAAAGTATAGCTTTTTTACAGATTAACGGTGTTATTGTGATAGCCATGGAAAATAACCGTTACTTACATTAATGGAGGCTTGAATGAGCAAGTTTAAACTAGTAAGAAATAAAGTACCTGAGCTATTTGAAAGACATCATGGGTATGCCCCTGATGAGCTTGAGGATCAGCTTAAGGATATGTTTATAAATAAGCTACATTTTGCTAGGTCTAAACTTAAAGAAGAAGTGGAAGAGTTTCTTGATGAGACTAAGGGTAATCGTGAAGATTATGATCTTGAAAGGATCTATGAGGAGGCTGCTGACGTAGTGGCTTCTCTTGAGGCTATTATACATGTGTTAGCCCCTAATAGCGCGGTTAGGCCTGAACTTCAGAGAGCAGTAGTTGAGAAGGAAGCGAAGTATGGTTGTCTACTGGGTAACCGAATTGTTTCTATTACAGATCAAGAAAAAGAACATTACTACGCAAATATTAAGGGCAAAGT